CGAAGAGGACGCAGAGAATGGACAGTGAAAATCCTAGATTTTTGATTTCCATAGTATCGAAAAATGAAGATTTCAGCATATCTGAAGAGGCCAGGACTAAATTCGAAGAGAAGTTTCCTGGCTCTTTGGTATCATTGACACCAAACAACTCAGTGAACATAACCCTTGTCAACAATCTGATGATTGACAAGGCCGCTCTCGAAGGATTTGACTTTTTGGTGATGATGCACTCAGATGTAGATTTAAACCTAATAAACCTTGCGAACCACATAATCGAATGCAAGGACAAATATGACGTGATGGGTCTGTGCGGATGTGAGAAAATTTCAATTTCCGAGTGTCCGCTTAACTGGTTTTGTGGTTCAAGGAAGTTTCCAGAACACAGATGGGGATGTGTTTGTCATGGTGAGCTCGGAAACCAGGTTTCGTTCTTTAGCGGAGATAGATTCCAGATTACTGACCATAGAGTTTCGTGCATAGACGGACTTTGCATAATATTCACGAGAAATGCAATAAACGCTGGGCTCAGATTTGACGAAAAATTGAGGTTTAACTGCTACGATACCCAAATTTCATTGGACGCTGTAATGAACTATAAACTCAGACTTGGGTGCATTGTCGAGAAGAACCTAAAGCATTTCTCAGTAGGAAGGTCAATTCTCGGGACCGAATTCCTGGAGGACGAACTGGTTCTCAGGAATAGGTTCGGATTTGAAATACCAAAGGGTTCAAGACTTGAGAATTACCTTGAATCAAAGAAAAACAAAGTATAATATCCACCAAGATGTCAAAAGAAACAATACAGATTAGGGACTTCGAGCTTTTCTACGAGATTGTGAAGTCAATTTCAAAGATGGCCGACGGTGTTAAACTGACAATAGACGAAAACGGTCTTGTTGTGTATTCTAAGAACGACTTTTCCAAGTGCAACTTAACCTCCAATTCGATTTATTCGAATTCTAGACTTGAGTTCTGCATATCAGAACTTCCTACGTTTCTAAGGGTTCTTACAACGGTCAAGGAAATGTACAAAGACGACTACATGTCCGTAAAGATGTCGTACGAACAGCCGTTTCTGAAGATAGAGTCTGGGAAATTCAAGACCAAAATTGCTTCCGTTGACGAACAAAGGGTCTCCAAGTTCGTTGCCACCAAGATAAAGTCTGAGCTCTCTCCTAAGCTCGAGTTCACGACAAGTTCTGGTCTCATAAAGACGATAAACGGACACTCCTTCATTTTCCAGAATTCTTCAGATGCCAGGATATACATAACGACGGAAAAGGACATGCAGAATAATACGATATTTGCGACAATCGGAAACGAAAGCAACGAACTTGCAAATTCCATAACCCTTGAACTTGGCTTGATTAACAGTGGTAGCCTCCTGAACGAAGACGGGAACCCACAGAAGATTATACTCGATTTCAACAGGTTGAACATACTCAACATGTTCCAGTCAGATGAGATAAAAGTTTCCGTTGACAAGAAACTTCCAGTACTTGTTTCTGACATTACGAAAAACGGAAAGAATGATTCTTTCTTCTCGGCAAAAGTTTGCTCTTTCATGTTGGTTAGATAATATGACAATTTCAGAATTTGACGAAATAGCTGGAAAATGTGGATTGGCTACAAACATTGATACCGTCAAGAAAATGGAACATGACAAGGAAAGCCTTGAATGGTTCCTTAGAAACGACGTTTCAAAGTTGATTGTAGACGGAAAGGAATATCTCTGTACGTCAAATCCTACATACATAGAGCTTCTTGACAAATTGAGGGTAGTAAAGAACAGAAGTTCGGCGGTCAGGATGTTCGTGAGGTCAAACAAACTGAAAAGTTTCCTAAAGAGCAAGAACAAGGGAATAGTAAGGACGTGGGACCTGGTCAAAAACAAAAAACTTGAGATAAGCATGGAATCCCAGTGGTCCATACCATACAGGATGTGGATTTGCATAGGGGATATGTCGAACGAGAGTGTTTCCAAGGCTATAGAAAAGGCCACGATAGAAGTCCTTATGAGAGGAACCAGAAATGACACCTGAACTCAGAGATTGGGTAAACAGCGAAATAATGCCATATCTCCCAACAAATAGGGTATCACAGGGAGACAAGATAATGTTCAGGTGTCCCATCTGTGGAGATTCCAAGAAAAGCTCCAAAAAGATGCGAGGATACTACTATCTCAAAAGTGCAAGCTATCATTGTTTCAACTGCGACGCAAACCTTTCTGGAATGAAATTGCTTCAGGCGTTCTCTGGAGAGGATTACGATAACATAAAAAGTAGATTCTTCAAGACCATGTTCGACGGAAAGCACTTTTCAAGCCTTTCGTCAAATTGGTCCATTTCTCATGAAGAGAAAAAAGTGGAGAATGTACTTAATTTTTCCAACGTAATCAAGCCAGAATGGAAATCAGAGCTTTCCGAAAGGGCGACAAAATACCTTTCCGACAGACTCGTGATGTCTTCTCCGTTTCTAAAGGAGAAATTCTACTCCTATTTCTCAAAAAATGGTGGGGAATACATATTGATTCCATGGAAAATAAACGGTGTCGATGCTTATTTCCAGTTAAACGACTTCCTTAAGCTAACCGACAGCGGTAAGAAGTACATTTTTCCCAAGAACAAAGACAAATTAATCTACGGATTGGACAACATAGATATTTCATTTCCTTATTTGATTTGCTTCGAGGGAGTTTACGATAGCCTGTTCGTTAAAAACGGAATCGCAATAGGCGGAAAGAACCTTACTGAGCTACAAGGAAAAATTCTCCGAAAAAGGTTCCCAAACCACAGGATAGTTTTAGCACTTGACAACGACAAGCCAGGGCTTATAGCAACCGCAAGAACGCTTGAAAAGGATAATTTCACCCGTGCATTATACTTTAAGTGGTTCAATTCGTATACAAAACCAAAAGACATAAATGATTTTGTCAAAGAAAGCGGGAATGTAAATGAATTTTCAGATGGTAAAACCGTAGAATCTATGATTGTTGATTCAATAACTATGAAAATGTGGCTTTCACAAAACGGATATCTGGTGGAACATGGTAAGGATAAACAAGAGCGGAAAAAGAGGAAAGTACAATAACGCACACACTGGAACTTTCACTCCAACACACCCAGAAAAGTTCAAGGGAAGATATAGACCGATATATAAATCTGCTCTCGAACTTAGATTCATGCGATATTGCGACAGGAATCCGAACATCGTTCTCTGGGACTACGAAGGACTTAAGATAAAGTATCTCGACAAATCCGAAAAGCCAGAGAAGGTCAGGAACTACCACATAGATTTCGTGATTTACGCAAAATCTGGAGACGGCATCAAAAAGATATGGGTCGAGATAAAGCAGTCTTCGGAAGTCAGAAAACCAGTGAACGAAAGCGACCAGATGGCTGTAAAAACTTGGGTCAAGAACCAATGCAAGTGGAAACAGGCAATCACAACAGCAAAGATGAACGGTGCAGATTTCAAAGTCATAACGGAAAAGCAACTAAACTAATTTTGGGTAAATATTAAAACATGGAAATCCACAGCTATAATCAGGAATTGGCAATAGCCAACAATCAGTTCAAACGACTTTTCAACAACATAGAAGTGTAGAGGAAGGACGGAACCGTTGATAAGTTCGCGTGTGTAATAGGAAATAGGTCCAGGATTTTCAAGAATTTGGAAAACCCCAATAAAAACGGCGAATGTTCCCTCCCCATCATAATCATTCAAAGAACTGGAATAACAAAAAACAACGATAGACTCACAAACGTATACAACGAAGTAAAGTATGCGTCTCATTCTGGGGCATTGAATTATAACCTATTCACACCAGTTCCGATAGACATAACGTATCAGGTTACAATTGTATCGAAAAGACAGGGTGACGTAGACAAGGCACTTTCAAATTTCATACCATTCTTCAACAAAGACGCTTTCGTGAGGTTCAAGCATCCCAAGTTCGAGGGTATGTTCATGAAGTGCCAGGTCATCATGGAAGACACGATAACCGAGGAAAGGCCAGAACAACTAGACGCGTTCGACGATGACGTTGTGACGTGTACGTGCAATTTCATATTCAAGACATGGATATTCTGCGGAAACGACGTGATAAGCCAGAAAGGAAATTCCATCGTACACAAGGTATCAACCCTCATATCCGTGGACAATGACGGTACATCTTCAGAAGTTTCGGTTGTCGTCGATACCGAATACGACGGGTTCATTCCAACAGTTAGACAGATAAACGTAGGATTCTATCCAGTTCCTCTCCTGTCGGATTTCATAGAGCATATAAACTGGGTCGACAGCCTTGAGCCAGAAACTGACGAAAGGCCGTATGTGGACAGACTTATCTGGAGGATAGACGAAACTGGAGAGATTTGCGGACAAGTCGGAAATTCGTACAACTATCCTCAGTTCTCGTCGGACTATCTTTCTGGTTATTACGACGAAAGAAAGACGGAATCTGGATATATATCTTCACAGCTTTCCACGTACAACTACCTGTCTGGTCCCGACGAGGCGCATAGGCCGTATAGCAATATTTCAATAATAACAGTCTCATCCATATAATATTTGGATGGGAAAATGGAATATAATACGTAAAAACGTGAGAAATCCTCTCACAGACCCAGAGTCCAGATTCTTCATGGAAGAGTACGGGTCTGGTGGACTTTCATACACAAAGCTCGATTCTGCTAAGAAAAACCCCCTGTTTCCTAAAGCCAAGTTTATCTATGTCGTAAAGTCATACGAGGCACCTAGAAAATACAAGCTTCTCGGAACATACAGGAAAAGCAGGTATTATGGAATAGCCGTCCTTACGGACGAGAACAAATTCTATTACAATGAATACATGTCAAAAATGACATGCCTTTCAAAGTCTAATCTTCTCGACCTGGAAAGGATTTTCTTGGACGGTTTCATTATCGACGGAGAAACAAAGATAACCTTATCAAAGAACATAACCGACAAAAACGAGCCCCTGTACCTTTATCTAAGAACAGTGTCCAAGCTGTTCGGAATACACATAAAAAGAAGAGACACGTTGAGGACTTTGAACATAACTAACAATTACCTGGGGAAACTAGTAAAAACCAGAAAATGCAAAGAACTCACCTTTTATTCCAAAGGTGGATTGAAAAAGAAAATGCTTGAGGGAGGATGGCTTAACTTTCTCCCCAACGACCTGTACGAGAAGATAACAAATCCAGAAACAAAATTAAGGACTAAGAACCTGATACTCATGTGTTCTATGGGAATTTTGTCAATGTTCAAAGGAGACCAAATAATCAAAAGGAACAAAATAAGAGAGGAAAATAAGAAAAGGGAGATGTATAATATTTAAACGGAGTATCAAATGAAGCTAGGCGACGCATTAAAAAACATAAGAAAAAGCACTGGCGCTAAGGCGCTTACGATTTCCAAACCAACTGGATATCTTAACACAGGTTCGTATGCACTAAACAGGGTTCTTACTGGTGACATTCACAAGGGTTTTCCAGTCGGGAGAATATCAACCCTTTTTGGTCTTTCGCAGTCTGGTAAGTCGCTTATAGCGGCAAATACAGCTGTCAACGCTATTAAGGAAAACACTGTAGACAAGGTAATAGTCTTTGATTCCGAAGGAGGATTCCCAGTTGACATATTCATGGATTCTGGAATAGAACTCGGAGACGAGGATACACCAGATTGTCCAGTTCAGTATATCAGGGTACACTCTGTCGAGGACTGCGCCGTAAAGATGATTTCGACTTACGACATGCTGGTCAAGGCACACGAGGAATGGGAGAAAGACCCAGACAACAACGACCATATCAGGGTTCTCTGCATTCTCGATTCGTTCGGATTCCTTGGTTCCGACAAGCTTGTTGCTGACGCCGTCGACAAAAGCAAGATGGCAAACGATATGGGAATCACAGCAAAGCTAAAGAACAACATGCTTCGCGGACTAGTAATGAGAGTGTGCGAAAGCGACTGCACACTTCTCGTAATCAATCACGAATATCAGGACCCTGGTGCCATGTTCACAAGCAAGATACACCAAATGGGTGGTGGAAAGCTCATAGAATACTCATCACATGTTGTTCTCCAATGCGAAAAGGTGTTCGTCAAGGCAGACGACAACGACTATCTCACTGGGCTTGAAAAGGAAGATGGAAACGTAGGATTCTACAAGGGAAACAGGTTGAAGTTCTTCACAACAAAGAACAGGGTTTCCAAGCCAATGTACGGGGCTGAGCTTTACGTCGACTTCGAAACTGGAATGTCAAAGTATGACGGACTCATAGAGGAAGCCGTGAAAATGGGATTTCTACAGGACACAAGGGGCGGATATATTTGCCCATCGTATTCAGACAAGCGCGTCACGTACAAGGACCTGATAACAAAAGACGAAATCTGGAACACGTTCATAGAGAAATTCAATGAAAAGAGTATCCAGATGATGAAATACTCCAATAACACATCAAACGCACTTGACGAAATGGAGATTTGACTATGACAAAGGGAAAGATAAAAAAGGGTGGGATTAACCCAATAGAGAAAAAGCCAGTTGTTACGTCCCCAGACAATATACACGGAGACGCTACATTGGAGGATTACGAAAAAATAGCCGCCAAGATTGCAATATCAAGCGATAAGATTATAGACGAGGCACTTGACAAGATGGAGCAAAGGGATAAAAGGGTTGAAGCCGAAAAAGATGCAATGAAACCAGAAAAGGATTCCATTGTTGCAGAAGAGTCGGTCCAGGACAGTAAACCAGAACAAGTTCCTGAAAACGTAGAAAAACCATTAAAGGAACCAATTCAAAATCCAAACATCGATAAAATTAAAAAAGAAAACAACGAACTGAGGGGGGACATAGACAATCTAAGAAAGTCAATGTCTGGCATGACCATAATAGAGACGGAAGAGATGTTCAGGAAAGAGATAGATTCTCTTACGAGCAAGAATGACGACCTCATACTTAGGAACAGTGAATTGGAATTTGAAATTTCAAGGCTTATGGTCGAAAACACGGCATTAAAGCAGAAGCTGGAACATTTTGAAAATTCAAACAGAATTCCACCACAGATAAGCTCAAGGGAATCTTCCATAATTAGACAAAATTCCCAGATGATGGGAAGAAATGAGCAAGCTTACCCAAGAGGAGTCATACGAAATTCGTCGTGGCCATCCATGAACGGATACGAATCGTGGAACTGAGTCTGGTATAATATGTCAACACCAACAAGAAAAAACTAGACAAAATGGAACTCGACTTCACAAATGAAATGCTCGAGAGGACCATCATCAAGAAGTCCCTCGTAGACAAGAGGTTTTTGGGTGTAATAAGTCAGTACATGGACCAGAGATGGTTCGAGACTTCCAAGTCACTCGGAATAATCGGAAAACTTATAGTAAAATACTACAACAAATACGAAGGAACCCCGTCTGTTCAGATAGTACAGGCCATGGTTTCAAAGTATTGCCAAGTCCATCCAGATACACCACAGGCCGACATACTAAGGGACCTCACGGAAATAGCAAGGCTGGAAGTAGACCTTTCGCTTGACGTAGTAAACTCGAATCTCAGAAAGTTCGTAAAGGAGAAGCTTCTTTACTATACGATTCACGACAACGCCGTGGACATAATGAACCACGGTTCAGTCGATTCATGTATAGATAAATTTGATAAAATCCAGAAGTTCACGTTCGACGAGACGAACTTCGGGATGAATTACTTCAACAAGGAAGACCAAGAAAAGCACTGGGAATACGTCAATAATCCAGAGGCCAGGATAAGCACTGGATTTGATGGACTTGACAGGTATTTGCACGGCGGGTTCTACAAGGGCGGAAAGATGCTCGCTTGCATAATGGGTCAGGCTGGTCTTGGAAAAAGCCTATTTCTTTCGAACATAGCCGTAAATTGCCTAAAAGAAGATTTGAATGTTGTCGTAATCTCCCTTGAAATGAGCGAAAACGTCTATGCGACAAGGTTTGACGCACATATTTCAGACTCGAACATCAACAAGCTAAAGGACAACAGCAAATCGGTAATAGCCAAGATAAACGAGTTTTACAACAACCACCCAAATGCAAATCTATTCATAAAGGAATATCC